CTAATTTTTAATTCGTCTTGCTCATCCCAGTTTCTATAAATAGATAAAATCTTTTGTGAACCTTCATCAATAGTTACAATGTATGGAATCTTAACGTTCCTATCTTTATCATTAGATGTTTTTTCAAATTCATTTAAATCTAAATCAACATGCATTTCTAAAATATTAAATTGAAAATCTATATTGTTACCTGGAGAACTAGTTCCTTCTAATTCGTCATACTTCTTTTGAATATCACTTTCATTAGGATTTGTTTCTTGTAATTCTATGTCTCTATAAAAACCAGCTTCTTGTTTTTTAAGAATATCATTCTCAGACATCTTAACTATATGTGTAATTCTTTCACATTCTTTTAAATCAGTTGCATAGTAAGGAACTACTAAATCTTCTGCTGGTATAAACTTAGATACCGCACGGCCCATAAGTTCATCATAATAAATTTTTTTAAATGCAGATCCTGCTAAAGGTAAATAAAATAATAATTGATCAAACTCTGGAGTGTATTCTTCCATCTTGTCCATTAACATGTAGTTCATAAAATCTTCTACACGTTGTGCTTGATTCTCAACTTCTTGTGTATCTTCTCCAATGACTTGGCTTCTTACTGGACCTGATGATGGTAATAATTCTTTATAAGCTTGTGCTTGAAATTGTGTAACTGCTTCTGCAAGTAATGGATGTGTTACTCCTGATGCTCCTTGAAAAGGTCTTGTTTGATCTCTGTATCTAAATCCTAGTAGATCTAAACCACTAACATAACCTTGTTCCCAATCTTGTCTAGATTCTTTATCTCTTTTGTAATCGCTTATTAATGTATAGGCAATCTTACCCAACATTCTATCATCCATGTCTTCTGCAAGGTTACGATAGAAATCTTCTTTAGGGTTTTCTTCAACTAGAATCTCTTGTCCTTCAACTTGAATATCTACTGGTTCTGCTGGAACAGACATATCTGTTTGCACAGTAGATGGATCTATTTCTCCTATTGGATTGTTATCTTCAATTGCCATAGTTTAATATAATTTAGTTGGCTTGTTTCTTGCTAATTTATTACCTCTAGCTAACACAGATCCACCTTTTTGCAAAGCAAAAAATCTTGGTGAAGATCCTCCTTTTGCAGATGCATCTGAAAATTTTGTAGTTCTCGCTTCATCAATGTTTACTTGTCTAGGTGATTTATTTAAATCTGTACCTATTGGTGTCTTAGCTGTTCTTCCTCTAAATCCATCAAGTAATCTTCTAACTAAAGAATTCATTCTAAGCATAATATCCCCTAATACATCTTAGTGACTTTTCTTCTGTCACCCATTACTTTGCCACAACCTTTAGCAATAAACCCACCACGCTTAACTTCTACTCCGTAGGTTCTTTCTTTAAAATTTTCAAATTGTTTTTTTTCAATTTCTTTTTCTCTATCATTATAAAACAAATCATCTTGTTCTTCGTAAAATTTCTTTTCAGTTTTAAAAGCTTTGTAGTCTTTTGCTTTTTGTCTAAGAGATTTTAAATTATCCATTAGTATAACTTAGTTGCTTTATTCTTACCAAGTTTAGTTTTAACCATAACAGATCCACCATTAGCATAAGACATAGTGTCTTCTGGAATCTCATATGTAGGTGGTGTAGTTTTTCTACCTGTACCATACATAGTATCATCCGTTATAGGAGGCTTGTCTGCTTGTTCGTAAAATCCTTTTTTAAATTCGTTACGACTTGTGTAAGGATCTTTATTTTTAGATTTTTTATTAGGCATTAAAATATTCCTTTGAACTTAGTTCCTCTAATCGCTGCACCTTGTCCACGGACCATGCCGCCTTTGCTTTTCATTTCTATACCAGAACCTTTATTAGCAATGCCATCACTCATCATGCCACCGCCCATTCTTTTTTCTACACCCATTCCTTTTCTAGAAACACCATCACTCATCATTCCACCCATGTTCTTTTTCTTAGACATACCTGCTTCAGATAATGCAATTGCGATTGCTTGTTTAGGATTTTTTACAACGGGTCCTTTTTTACCTGAATGTAATTTACCTTTTTTAAATTCTCTCATGACTGTACCAACTTTTTTCTGAGCCTTAGTCATTCCACCTTTTTTCATTTTATATTCTTTTCCTGCTTCTAGAGATTCATCTTCTAATCCTTCTGGCTCGAAGTAAGGCATTCTTTCAGCTTTATAATTTTCTTCCATTCCTTCTGGTTCCATATAAGGCATTCTTTCAGCTTTATAATTTTCTTCCATTCCTTCTGGTTCGAAGTATGGCATTCTTTTAGATTTAATTTTATTTTTTGGCATAGGATCTCCTAGTAATATTTATATTCTTTTTGCGGACGCTCCTCATCTATATAATCCATATATGTACTGATAAAGCTACCTTGTCGGTATCTTAACACGGCCTGAGTAGTACTGTCCACATAATCGTCATATTGACCGTGAGGAAATGCAGCACACTCCTCAATAACATCCATAGCAAACTTTTCGCCTTCTGGATAATAAACATTACCTGCTTCAAACAACGGAGCACATGAGTTAATCCTAGTAAACTTATCATTTCCTTTGTTAGGACTAAAATCTACAGCAGGTATACCAGCTCTTCTAAACTCTTGTAGTAATGGCTGACCAGATGCCTTGGCTTCAATAAGTACTGTTTCAGGCTGCCAGTATTTATATTGTTCAAATGCTATGTTCTTTAATTCAGGGAAATCAAACTTACCTTTAATAGCGTCTAATAATATCATTGCATATGGTTGATCTTCCTTAGGTTGAAATATACCCCACGTAGTAATAGCAGAATAATCGGCAGTTTCTTTTTTACTAAACGCCGTATCATAACTTTGTATTACGTGATGTAGATTTGGAATGTCTTCATGCTTCCATGGTCTCCACCATTCTCGTTTTATAATTGCACCTTCTTCAGATGTAGGATTCTGCATGTATTGAGCAGACCAGTTCCTAATACTTAATGAAGCTTTTACTTTTTCTAATTCTTCTAGGTTCCAATACTCTGGCCAAACAGGAGCCCCTGAATCTAAAATTGCTGGAAATGAAATTAATTTCCACTTGTCTGCTTTAGGTTCAGACTGAGCCTTGATCAGTCTACCCGTAAGATCATCTTCAGCCCACCTGGTCATAACTAATAATATGGAGCCCCCTGGTTGTAAACGTTGTCTGGGTCCTGATAAATACCACTCGTACGATCTTTCCATAGCAGTGTTTGATAATGAGTCTTGCTCGGTATGAGGGTCGTCAATAATTAATAAATCTGCACCACGACCTGTGATGGAACCACCAACACCCGCAGCATAATACTCACCACCGTGATTTGTTTCCCAACGTCCCTTTGCTTTAGAATCTTCTCTGAGCCTCACGTCACCAAATATTTGTTTGTACTGTGGTGAATCAATTAAGTTACGAACCTTACTACCAAATCTTCCAGATAACTCCGCATTGTGAGATACCTGCATTAATTTCATTTTAGGATACTTACCAATAATCCAAGCAGGAAAGTAAATAGAAGCGAACTCAGATTTAGTATGCCTAGGTGGCATGTTAATAATGAGTCTCCCTTTCTTCTCACTTGCTATCTTAGTAAACTCATTAGCAATTATCTGATGGTGACCCCAACGGGTCCTGTCAGTTTCTTTACGAAATATGAAGTCAGGCCACATCTCTTTAACAAAATATAAAAAATTATCCTGGCACAGCTTAATGTGTTGGATCCATGCACGCTCAACTTTCTCTCGTAATTGATCTGTAGTTAATAGGTCAACATTAGAAATGTTAGGTTCCATAATGAAATGGACTGTACTGTATGTATAAGTCCTGCACAAGATGCTCTTGGAAAGACACTCTTTTTTTTAAATTTTCCCGTAAAAGTTGCACAATTGTAAGTTGTATTGGGCTTTGGTTATGAGCCTCAACGGCTAGAGTGGCACGGCTCACGGCTCAAGTGTATTACATTATATAACATTATATCGTAAGCCATAAGTAAAGATTATCGGAATTATATTAAGCAATACAATGTTTTCTGGCGATGTACTCAAATACGTTAGCAATGCCCGTGACGCTGTAATCACTGGCAAATACTTCGGTCACCACGTTGCACGGGTCAACCCTATAGAGTTTAAGCCCACGTTGCTTGACGGGTCTATTGAGGATATAAGCAACACCGCCTAGTTTATTATGTTTTAATATCCAGTTGAATTGGTACTTTGAGACGTTGCAATTCTTTAGATTATTTGCTTTTAATTCCAACCAAAAACAGACGGGTTTATTAATCAATTTAGAGTTATAAACAACGTATAAATCGGGTATACCTTGCAAGGTAAACCCGCTCTCTATTCTAGTTAATTGACAGTTTAATTTAAGATTAACAACGGCTTTTTTAATTAATTTATAAATATTACTTTCAGTTGTTTTATTCATTAAATACTACTTACAGTTGTATAACTAAGGGGTCAATATGTCATTGTTTTTACTACATTATTTCTTATAACATTTTGTATTTTTTTGTTTTATTTTGTATCAAATTAATTTAATTAAATATTTATTAACTAACAAAGGTAAAAAACAAATGTACTTAATTAAAAAAGATAAAAACAAAGTATATGAAAAATTTCATATAAACGTGACAGACAGCAATATAAACCCATTAGATAAAAGAAATTGCTGGTTAATTGAAGTAATTCATAATGGTTTTAAAGCCCTTAATCAACAGAATATAGATGATTTAAAACAGTCTATTTTAGAAGGGCTTAGATTAAATAAAGTATATGGTTTTATTCCATATAATAATTTTGAATGCTCTATTGATTGGTATCAGACTGAGCCAAAATAAATTTAATTAACGTATAACGCCTTTAAATAGGCGTTATGCGATAGTTAAAAAACTATCATAAAAAACTAACAACTAACAAAGGTAAAAAATGACTAATAACTTAAACAAAGTATCAGCTAAAGACTATTTAACAACTATTCGTGACAACTTAGTTGAGCAATTAGAGAATAACTCTAATAAATGGCATCAATCTTTTATAAATAAAAATATGCCTACTAATGCCGTGACTGGTAAACATTATAACA